GATGATCAAAATCGAGAGACTGCTTAAGTTGCTCTAGAGTTGTTAGCGCGTCAGCTAGCGTAGGGTGAGATGAGTAAGCGCCTAGGCGGTCGGCGGCTGTGATTGTGTAGCTTGAGTTGGTCATGGTCGTGGTCTCCGTGGTTGTGATTGTAAAAAATTACCTTTTCCAAATTTCATCAGTATGTAGCAGGTGCGCCGGTACCAAAGATACAATCTCAGGCGGTGCGACAACAAAGTGTCCGTGAGGATTAACCGACCCATACCAACAAATCATGCTACACAAACGAGCAGCTGCGGTAGCTAGGTCCTTACTAAAGTTTGCAGCCCTAAATCCACCCCCAAAACGCCCCCTAACATCGCAAAGATAGGAGCCCTTGACACCCTTATGTAAAGTAATAACGGTAGGCTGTCCGCTCCTCCTAAGTCTGGACATGTTACGCCTCCTGCCGTTTGTTTAGTATGCGCCCAGACAAATCTTTGTATATCGCGGGGAGGTCCAAAAAGGCCGAGCCCCTCTTGCGCAAATACTGACCGGTTTTGTGCTTGATAAGCTGCCCAAGCTCTAGCGCGTCACACCTCTCAACCAAACGCTCGGGTCGTTTTTGGATATATCGTTTAATGTCTATAGCCAATGACGGGTCGATGCTTTCGGCATCATATCCGCCCAAAGACCGCGCTACGTAACGGGGCGATATCAACACAACACTGCCAAACGCAACATTCTCGATGCACTCATTTTCCGGGCACGCGATATTGTGCCAATGCTCAGCCTCTGCTTTGGTCTCAAACACCCCGAACAAACCATCAACTACCAAAACCCAGAAATCAGTAGGGTTGCTTGTCAGGTAACCAGATACTTTGCGATTTGTTTCCATTGTTCGTCTCCGTTTTTTTGTTTTTCAAGAGCTCCGTGCTCTCTCGATGAATGCGAGTCTACACACATAAAAAAGCGAGTCAACAAGAAAAATGCATTTAGGGTAAAATAATTTTAGTGAATAGAATTGAAGGGAGAAATCAAATAGTTAAGGAATGTGGAAAGTCGAAAGTGAATTGAGGTGAATTGAAAAGTGAATTGAGGAAGATCTCTAGTGAGACACCAGTGATGTTTGTTCCTCACTAGTTCCTCACCAGAGGTTTTTGTTAACGGAGTGGTTAATTTTGTTAAGGATTGTATCTCCACTTGCAACCCAGAGATACTGTTTCCCCGGGAAAACACGAGACTTTAACGCATGCCCTCAACTATTAATTGAGAAACTTATATCTCATAACAATCCCCTTGCAATCCACAGGGATAAAATGTAAATCCAATGCAACCACAGATTTTGAGGGGCTATGCTTTTAAAGCGCAGAGATAGAGTGATCAAAGATGATAGCGCGGCTTTTGAGCGCAAGAAGCGCATCAAAGATATCAAGAGATACACTGCAAGATATGCGAGATGCGGCGAAAGCTATGCATGTGAAAGTACAGTAGAGCAGATAGATGATGATAGCGCGCAAGTTCTGGCAGATATGCGCAAGGCGGCATATTTAAGCGGCGAGCCACTCTAATGCACACAGCAAGCGCGGCATCTATCAAAGATCTCAAGATGATGCGCAACCGGCGCAGGAAAAAGGATATCTACAAGCTTGAGGATCTAAGAGCGCAGATAGAGGATATCAAAGCAGAGATAAGAGCGGACGCACAAAAGGAGCAAGAGCGCATGGAGCAAGAAATGATAGATGGACTGGTGAGTGGCAAGCTTAAGTTGAGAGATTTGATCCACGGTGTGGATATCAACGAGCTCATGCGCGACTATGAAAGGCACGGCAACATACGGCAATCAGCAAAGAAATATGGAATAGCAGCGCTCACTACGATAGCCCAAAGCCTAGACAGCGACGATGAGCGAAACCGGCTTGTAGCAGCAAAGATCATAGTCGATGCGGCAGCGCCAACGAAAGAAGAGATAGAGCAAATCAACGAGCTGCAGAAAGAAAAAATCAAGACAATTGAAGTAGTTATAATCGATGACAAACCTAAGACTTGAGGTCCCAAAAGTCTTTGCGCCACTCCTTGCGCCTGCACGGTACAAAGGAGTGCATGGCGGGCGCGGCAGTGGCAAATCGCACTTTTTTGCGCAGCTCCTTATCATGCGTGCCCTTGCATCTCCTATCCGCGCAGTGTGCATCCGTGAGGTGCAAAAATCCATCAAACAATCGGTAAAACTCCTTCTCGATGATAAAATCAAAGATCTTGGCCTACAGGATCACTTCCGCTCTCTAGATCAGGAGATACGCTGCAAGAGCGGCTCTGTGATTACGTTCCAGGGCATGCAAGACCACACAGCAGGCTCAATCAAATCGCTCGAGGGGTACGATATAGCGTGGTGCGAGGAGTCGCAGGCGATCAGCGAGCGCTCTATCCGCTTACTGCGACCGACCATTCGCAAAGAGTCCTCGGAGATTTGGTTTAGTTGGAATCCGGACAACGAAACTGACCCCATCGACGAGCTGCTTAGAGGCCCAAACCCGCTCAATGACTCTATAGTCGTGCAGGCAAACTGGATGGATAACCCATACTTTCCTGATGTGCTGCGACTAGAAATGGAACAAGATAAAGTGCGCGACCCTGACAACTACGGCCATGTATGGCTTGGTGAGTACCAGCGCTTTGCAGGCGGCGCCGTGTACGGCAAGGAGATGATAGCAGCTGTAGAGGATCAGCCAACGCGCATAACGCGAGTGCCTTACGATTCATCGGCCCCTGTGATTGTATCTTGGGATTTAGGGTACAGCGATGCAACGGCCCTGTGGTTCTGCCAACTTGTCGGCAAGGAGCCGCGTTTAATTGATTACTACGAGGCGCACAACGAGGCGCTATCTCACTATGTCAAAGTCATCAAGGATAAGCCCTACATGTACGATATGCAGGTGCTGCCCCATGACGCGCAACACAACTCCCTGCGCACAGGTACAAGCTTGATCAAACAACTTGAGCAACTGGGTAGCTGGCAATCGGGCAAAAACATCATCTCGCTACCTGTGGATAGCATATCATCAGGCATAGAGCTTGGCCGTAAGCTCATATCCCAAGCGTGGTTTGATAAGGATAAGTGCAAGGCAGGCATCGCCGCACTGCGCAAGTATCACTACGAGTACGACGACGAGCGCAAAATCTATAAAGATAAACCACATCACGACTGGAGCAGCAACGGAGCTGACAGCTTTAGGTATCTCGCAACTTATCTCGAGCGGCTTAAGACCCAGCATCGGCCCAAGAGTGATCAAGACGCATCTATCGCGCGCATGCGAGCCGCTTTACAGGGCAGCAACACCGCATGGATGGGATAATGTTGAAAACAACCTCAAATTGCAGTAAATACAGATCCGGCTTGTGTTTTTAGCTTAAGTGTACGCGTTTGCAGGCCCGCGGCACACCAGCATCCTTTTTAGGGGTATGGTGTGTCAGAGAGAAAAAAAGACTTACTATCACGCGCAATGAGCCGCTGGCAGAATGCGGCAGATGCAACGGCGCAGATCCGGCGCGACTGCCTTGAGGATCTTCAGTTTTTCAATGGCGAGCAGTGGCCTAATGAGATCAAGCAGGTGCGTGAGCTGGCAGAAAGGCCATGTCTTACAATTAATCGGCTGCCGCAGTTTACACGCCAAGTTACAAATGAGCAGCGCCAGAACCGCCCGGAAATAAAAGTAATCGCAACCGATGACTCGACCAAGGAAACAGCTGACATCCTTGAGGGGATGATACGCCACATTCAAAAATCATCTGACGCAGACGTGGCTTATGACACTGCATGCGAAGCGCAGGTTATCATGGGGCTGGGCTATATCAGAGTTGGCACTGCTTACTGCGATGACAACAGCTTTGATCAAGAGATAAAAGTGGAGGAGGTGCCCAACCCTTTTTCCGTATACTTTGACCCCTTTGCAGTAAAGCCAGACTTCAGAGATGCGCAGTGGTGCTTTGTCGTAGAGGACATTAGCAAGGAGGCGTTTAGTAGGCTTTATCCTCGTGCTAAAATGCCGGGCGGGAGTGGCGCCGCGATGTCGTCTATAGGTGATCTTCCTCAAGGTTGGGCGATGGGCGATACAATACGCGTGGCAGAATACTTTGAGGTAATAGAAACGCCTAAGAAAATATATCAGCTCAGTGATGGTTCGGTTGTTGATGAACTCCCAGATTATCTGCGCGCAGAGACCGCGGAGGGCGAAGAAGAAGAGTCGGCCGAGGCTCTTGCTATGCAGGAACAAGAGCAGGCTTTAGGCATAGAGCGATTAACCATACTTAATGAGCGGGAGACCGTAGAACGTAAAGTGATGTGGTATAAAATCACGGGCGTTGAGATTCTCGAGAAGAGAGAATGGCCCGGTAAATATATACCGATCGTGCCGGTGATTGGTACTAAGGTTAACATCGACGGCAAGATCTCGATCTATGGGATGGTGCGCAATGCTCAGGACACCATGCGCATGTACAACTACTGGGCCACTGCACAAACAGAAATGATTGCGCTTGCGCCTAAGGCTCCGTTTATTGCGGCTGTCGGTCAGATAGAGAACTTGGAAAACATCTGGCGCACGGCTAACACGTCACCTCATGCGGTGCTGCCCTACAATCCTATATCAGTTGACGGTGTTGTACTTGGCGCACCACAGAGACAATCGGTCGAGCCTCCCATACAAGCCATGGCGCACATGATGCAACAGGCTGGTGAGGATCTCAAGAACGTCACTGGCATCTATGACGCCTCACTTGGGCAGCGGAGCAACGAGACCTCAGGCAAAGCTATCTTGGCGCGGCAACAAGAGGGTGATACAGCTAACTTCCACTTCATTGACAACCTCTCCCGCGCAATGCGTCATGTTGGCACTATCATTCTGGATCTACTGCCAAAGATTTACGATACGCCGCGCGCTGTGCGTATTTTACACCCAGATGGCAAGGAAGAGCTGGTCCGCATCAACGAGCTCTTTGGTAAAGGTCCGAACAAGAAGAAATACGACATCACCGCTGGCAGATACGATTGCGAGGTAGTTACTGGACCTAGCTATGCGACCAAGCGAGTTGCTGCTGCAGAATCAATGGTGGCCATGACACAAGCCAATCCTGCTATATGGCAAGTTGCTGGTGACCTGATTGCCAAGAATATGGATTGGCCGGGCTCTGATGAAATAGCAGAGCGGCTTAAACTGACGTTGCCTCCAGAACTGCAGCGGAAGGAAGATGACCAAGGCCAAGATATACCGCCTCAAATACGCATGCAGTTGCAGCAGATGGATCAGCTCAACCAGCAATTGACCCAGGCGCTCAATGAAGTGACGCATAAGCTTGAGAGTAAGCAGATGGAAATCGAGAGTAAGGAGCGGATTGCTACTCAGGACAATGAGACCAAGATAGCTATCAAGTTGATGGGTGATAACTTGCTGTTGATGCAGGCAGAGCTGGCTCACTTACGTGATCGCTCTGACGTACTGGGTGCACAAGCTCCTATTGGACAGACTCCAGCGTCCGCGCCTGGCGAGGCGCAGCAGGGCATGCAACCTCAGGGTTAAAAACTATTTGACAAAGTTGCGCTGTAGAATTACAAAAGCAGCGTAAGCTATTGGCTTGAGCTAGACTCGCTGGCGGCATCCCCTGCAACTAGAAATTGGTCGGTACTCATGACGCAATTAGCATCTGGCGCAGAAGGCGCTGTGGATGAACCTATTAATCAGCCCATTGAACCCTCAACTCTCCAAGATAACACACCTCAGCAAGATGAAGCGCAAGCTCCAGCAGCAGAAGAAACGATCCAGGAAGAGCAGACAGACCAAGATACAGATGCAGATCTAAGCAGCAGGCGACCCCGTCGCGGTGGATTTCAAAAAAAAATAGAGCGCTTAGCGGCAGAAAATGCAGCCCTAAGAGCGGCCTTGGCGAATAACGCTGGCACGCCGCAATCGACTCCAAAGGAATCTGTCAGTGCGCCGCAAGGTAGGCCAGACCCACAAAGTTTTGACACATATGAGAGTTACGTTGAGGCGCTCGCTGACTGGAAAGTCGAGCAGCGGTTTCAACAGCGTGAAGCAGCAACAAAACAAGAGACGCTCCAAGAGTCATACAATCGGCAAATATCCGAGGCTCAGAAAGCTTATCCTGACTTTGATGAAGCTATCGCGGAATACGACTTCCACCTGATGCCAAGACACGCGCAAGAAGCTCTGTTGCATTCGGATATGGGCGCTCACATCGCTTACCACATCGCTAACAATCCAGACGTTGGTGATGCGTTATCTAGGATGTCTCCTGTGCAAGCTGCGCTGAAAATTGGCGAGTTAGGTTCTCAACTAAGGTCAGAAACTTCAAAGGGCAAAGCTGCGGTCAAAGTTACCAAAGCCCCTCCGCCTATAACTCCTTTGCGGGGAGCCGCACCATCGCAAAAAACCCTACAGGATTTTATCGATGCCGGTGACCACGAAGGATATGCAGCAGCAAGGCGGGCAGGGTTAACCAGATAACCCCCCTTTTGGAGTCATATAAATGACAGCTAACACCCTTTTAAGTATCGGGATGATCACCGAAGAAGCTTTGGTGGTCCTCGAAAACCAATTGACATTCACCAAACACGTAAACCGCCAGTACGACAGCGCCTTTGGAAATCAAGGTCGTCAGATTGGTGACACACTAAGCGTACGCGTTCCGCCTCGCTATACCGCGCGCACAACTGCGCCGTTCTCTGCGCAAGGAAGTGTTGAGAGCACTGTTCCTATCACGCTCAATAAGCAATACGGCGTTGATATGAGCTTCACATCTAAGGAATTGACCTTGGACATCAACAGCTTTTCAGAACAATTCTTGAAGCCAGCTGTAGCTGCTGTATCGAACCAAATCGACTACGACGGCTTGCAATTATACAAGAACGTTTATCAATGCGTTGGCACGCCAGGCACGACCCCATCAACAATGGAAACTTACCTGAACGCCGGTGTAAAGTTAGATAACTCTGCAGCACCTAATGATGATATGCGCTTTGCGGTAGTTAACCCTGCAGCACAAGCTAAAATCGTTTATGGTAACCAAGCCCTTTTCAACCCAACCTCTCAGATTGCTGACCAATACAGAAACGGCACCATGGGACGTGCGGCTGGGTTTAACTGGTCAATGGATCAGAACGTTGGCGTACAAACCATTGGTACATACGCAGCAAACGTTGCGGGTGGCGCAGTAACTGTAAACGGCGCGGTAACTAGCGGCTCGACTGTTGTTCTGGCTGGCTGGACCTCTGGCGACATCCTGAACGTTGGTGACATAGTTACTTTCGGCTCTGGCACAACCGGCGTTTACGCTGTTAACCCTCAAAACCGTCAATCTACCGGCCAATTGCAGCAATTCGTTGTTACCTCCACGGCAACAGCAAGTGGCGGCGGCGCGATGACAATAAGCATCAGCCCGGCATTAGTGTTTAGCGGCAACTTCCAGAACGTCTATTCTTCAACAAGCAGCATACCTAACGGCGCTGTTCTGGCTGTGTATGGCGCTTCAGCTACTAGCACTCCGCAAAACCTGGTGTTCCACCGCGATGCATTCACTTTCGCAACAGCCGATTTGATTATGCCAACTTCTGGCGCAAGAGCTTACAAAGCTGCGTCTAAAAAGCTTGGTATGTCACTGCGCATCACCGAATTCTACGACGGCATCAACGATCGGAACAACTATCGTCTCGACTTGCTAGGTGGCTGGGCAACTTTACGTCCAGAGCTTGCTTGCCGTATCGCTGGTTAATCATAAAATAAGGAGTACATACTATGACAGCTGCATACAATACTGGCGGTTCGGCGATTACCGGATCTACCTTAGGCTATCCTGATGGAAGTACATTAGGACAAACCACTACCGATGCCATTTCTTTTTATGGCGTCACCCCTGTTGCAAGACAGGCAAGCACAGTTGACCTTGCTACTCAACTTTCTAACCTTGGTTTGGTGCCTTCTGGCTCCGCTATCCAAGGCTCTGGTGCGCCAGTAGCGGTTACTGGAAACGTCACTCTAAGTGCTGGCACACATGCTGGACGTATCGTTACCCTAAACGCAGCAGCTGGTTTGGCCTTAACGCCACCATCTGCCACCGGAACTGGTAACGTCTACTTCTTCTATGTTGGCACCACTGTTACCTCCAACAACATCACGTTCACCGCTCAAGGCAGTGATCGTATCGTTGGGCATGCGTTACAAGTTGGATCAGCAGGCGCAACAACTAGCTTCTTAGCTAGCGGCTCTGGCACGACAGTTAGCCTCAATGGTACCACTAAAGGTGGCATCAAAGGAGACACAATCGAAATCCGTGACGTAGCTACTAACGTTTGGTCTGTACGCATTACCTCTTCTATCACAGGTACTGCGGCAACGCCGTTCTCTTAGGTTATTATATGGTGGGGGGTTCGCTCCCCACCTACTTTATAGGACGCCAAAATGTCAGAATATCCCAAATGCAAGTATCACCCTGTAGAAGCGGCTGTAGTCGTGCTTGATAGCAAAGCAGAGAAAGCGCTTGGTGATGGTTGGTATGATACGCCCTCAGAACTAGAGCAATCTAAGATCAAGGCCGCAAAGAAAGGAAAGTAGGATGACTACTGTTCTCGAGCTCATTACAAATTCGTTGCAAGATATTGGCGTGTTAGGTGCAGAAGAAACCCCAAGCTCTGCTGATGCCAATAAAGCATTTTCTATGCTCAACAATATGATCTCGTCTTGGAATACCGAAGATTTGATGATCTATAGCATAGACAACACTACCTTCAACTACGTGGCCAATCAGGCGACCTATACAATTGGCACCGGCGGAGACTTTAACGTCGCCCGCCCAGTGAGAATTTTATCGGCATATAACCGCGGGAACAACGGACTGCAGACGCAAGTTGACTACCCTATTGAGGTCACGACTGATTACTCGCGCTATAGTGAGGTGGTTGCTAAAAACATCACTACATCACTGCCGGTGATTATGTATGACGATGGCAACTATCCGCTTAAAAACCTAACTTTTTGGCCAGTGCCATCAACAACAGATTATCGCCCCAGCCTGTGGTATTACCAGCCGCTATCCAGCTTTTCGTCCCTCTCAGAAACCCTGTCTTTGCCCAACGGTTATGAAGATGCACTGGAATTTAACCTGGCTGTGCGCTGCGCTATACCTTTTGGCAAACAACCATCCGTGCTGTTGTCTCAGGAGGCGGTTAAGACCAAGGCGAACATTAAGCGCATAAACTACAACTCCCCAATAATGCAGTTTGACCCCGCACTTACTAAAGGCGGCGTTGCCTATAATCTCTATAGCTTCCTGTCGGGGGTGTAGATGGCTGTTTTTCCAATTGCAGGCCCTTCTTATGTTTACAGTTCGCGTAAGTTTGATGCCCAACGTTGCGTCAATCTCTACCCTGTGACGTCAGAAACTGGCACATCTAAGGCGCCAGAAAGCGCGCTTATGGGCACGCCTGGCCTTGCGCAATTCTGCAGGCCCTCGACCTCGCCTAATCGCGGTTCTTTTACAGTTCTTGGCCGCGTTTTCTTTGTTTTTGGCAACACGCTGTACGAAATTCTTGAGGATTGCACGTCTACGGTGCGCGGGACCCTCAACACAACCAGTGGTTTCGTCTCTATAGACACCAATCCCAACCAATTATGCATCGTTGATGGCACATACGGCTATATTTTCACCTACGCCACCAACGTTTTTGCTCAAATAACCGATCCCTACTTTCTAGGTGCCGATACGGTCACTTTCTTGGATGGATATTTTGTTTTCAACAAGCCAAATACCAACATTTACTACATATCAGCCATTAATGACGGCTTAACTGGCGATCCTCTTGATTTTGCGACCGCGGAGGGCTCCCCGGCTCCAATTGTAGCGATTGCAACCGTCCATCAGCAGCTCTGGATCTTCAAGGAAGACTCCGTGCAAATGATGTACAACTCAGGAGCTGCAGATTTTCCATTTGCAAACATAGGCAACACCACAATTCAGTACGGCTGCCTGGCAAAGGGTTCTGTTGTGACTAGCGCCAATACAGTTTTCTGGCTAGGCAGAGATGCGCAAGGGAAGGGCGTTGCGTGGATGGCAGAAGGCTATCAGCCGCAAGCAATTAGCACTTTTCCAGTTGCAACAGCTATACAAAGCTATGCGAATCCAGAAGATGCGGTGGCTTACACCTACCAAGAAGACATGCACTTTTTCTATGTGTTAACATTTACGTCTGCCAACACCACCTGGGTGTATGACATTGGGCAGAAGGCATGGCACGAGCGCGCATATTTTAACCCCACATCTAACACCTATGAGCGTCACCGCGCCCAATCTCACGTTTTCGCATTTGGTAAGCATCTGGTGGGCGATTACGAGAATGGAAAAATCTACGAACAGGCACTGACGATATACGACGATGATGGCACGCCTAAGCGCTGGATGAGAACTTTGCCGCACATGGCCGCGCCTAATCTTGAGTATATTTATTACGACAGGCTGCAGGTGGATATGGAAGTTGGAACCGGGCTTGAGTCTGGAAGCATCCAAGATACTAACCCTGAGGTTATGTTGCAGTGGTCAAACGATGGCGGGTACACCTGGGGCAGTGAGCTATGGCGCCCAGCTGGCAAGGTTGGCGAATATAGCAAGCGCGTCATCTGGAATCGCTTAGGCAGATCCCGTGACAGGGTGTTTAGGCTTATGGGCACCTCTAACACCAAAACCTTTTTAATTGGCGCCTATCTCGACGCCGCAAGCGGTACAAACTAATGCAACAAACCGGCAACTTACCACCAGCGCCATTGTATGAAGTGATTGTTGGAGGAGATAACACCATCAACACCAGCTGGAAGAATTGGTTTGGGCAGCTCTATGGCAAAATAGGGGGTGCTGGCTCTTCTGACTTTACACCAACGATCAGCACAGATGGCACTACCGGCACCGTCACCTATGTCACCCAAACCGGCAGATATACGAAGCTCGGGACCATCAGAATTGTTGAGTTTGTAATCGAAATTTCGAACTGGACCGGGGCACCCACTGGCGACGTAATTATCGGCGGTTTCCCAGAAGCATTTGCACTAACCTCTTCGTGCGGCACCGTTGGATTGTACAATAAAATTACGTTAAATGCTGGCCATTCACAATTAGCGCTAGTTGGCAACTCAGGCAGCACCTACGCATATTTATATTCTTCTGGCTCTGGTGCTGGCGTATCTGCGGCCAAAATACCTGTTGCAAATGTGGCCACTACGGCAAAAATCGTAGGCTCTATAACATATTCAGTTTGACATAAACGCAACCCGGGATTAATACTTTAGCACCTGGCTCAATCTTGAGTTTCCGCGTACATGACACCAGGCATGGAAACGCGAATCGTTTGGTTCGTATGATCTTATGCTTTACGCGGTAGAAAACTGGTCTGATTGCGTCGATGAAATGCGCCCTTTATGGGATCTCCATTGGGCAGAAGTTGGCGATTACACAGATAAAATCCCCGTAAACATCAGAGAAGACGAGTATAGCAAACTGGCTAATGCCGGCGTTTTGCAGGTGGTAACTGCCCGCGATAAGAGTGGTAAGCTCTGGGGCTATGTGTGGCACGCAATTATGCCACATCTGCATCACCAGCAAATCCTGACTGCTTTACTCGACCTATGGTTCGTACATCCAGACAAAAGAAAAGGCGGTGCGGGCGTCAAGCTATTTTTGTTCGCTGAAGCCGCCTTAAAGCAAAGAGGGGTTTCCAAGTTGCATGCTGGCCACACGCTAAAATTGCCGCTGGAGAACGTCTTTGAGAAACTCGGGTACAAACTAGCAGAACTTCATTATACAAAAATGGTGTAATCTATGGGTGGTATATTACAGGCAGGAGCCTCTCTTTTAGGCGCAAGTATGGGGGCAGACGCGGCATCAGATGCGGCGGCAACCCAAGCGGCTGCGGCTGATCGCGCGACAGCTGCACAGGAAAAACAGTATCAGCAAACCCGTTCCGATATGCTGCCATTCTACAATACTGGGATAGGCGCCAATCGTCAGCTCGGGTATCTTTTAGGCATAAACCAGGCAGATATAAACGCAGAACAAGGGAAAGGTGCGGGAGTTGATCCTTACGCTAACATCAACAAAGATCTTGGTGGCTTTGGCTCGCTGGCTAAATCATTTTCTATGTCAGATTATCAAGCTGATCCTGGCTATGCTTTCCGCTTAGCAGAAGGACAAAAGGCGCTTGAACGTAGCGCTGCTGCTCGCGGGATGACTGCATCAGGTGCGGCTATGAAAGCCGCCCAACAATACGGGCAAAATCTAGCCTCAGATGAATACCAAAACGCCTTTAATCGCTACAACGCCAACCAAACCAATCTATTCAACCGGCTCTCAGGAGTCAGCGGTACCGGCCAAACTACGGCCAATACACTTGCGACCACAGGCCAGAACACTGCCAACCAAATAGGCTCGAACATTATTGGAGCTGGTAACGCGCAGGCAGCCGGACAAATCGGGTCGGCTAATGCTTGGAGCACAGGCATTAACAATGCCACCAAGTCGCTGACAGGCGATAACGGGTTAAGTTCCGGCATAAGCTCCATCTTTAAATATTTTGGGGGCTGAAATGGCTGAAATAGACGCAAGAATCCCCTTAATGTACGACACATCTAATATATACGACCCTAACAAGGCGCAGGCGGAAGCTATTGCGCTAAAAAAGGGACAGCAAGACCTGCAGCGCGGCGAGTTTGAACAGAAAATGCAGCCGTATAAAGAGCAAGAGGCAAAAGACAGCCAGCAGCTCAACGCCTTAAAGGTAGCGGCAGAAAAGAACGATTACGCCTTAAAATTGCTTGATGCAGCACAAGATCCGCAACAATGGCAGGCTGTGCGCGCTCATGCGATTGAGTCAGGGCTCGCATCTCCAAACGAAATACCGGCTATCTATTCTCCCGGTTATATACAGAAGGCCAGAATGGCGCATATGAGCTTTAAGGACAGGTTGTCGTATCAGCTGCAGAGTGCTGAATTGGCCCTCCGCGGTGAAGACCTCAAAATTAGAAGAGATGAGCGCAAAGAAGACCGAGAGGCTGATAGAAAATATAAAAGAGATTATCTGGATATATTAAGGGCGAAAGCAGGTGCAACTGTAGATCCCGATACCGGGGAGATAGTTGCGGTGCAAAAAGGAAAGTCGCTGCCAGTTGGTGCCCTTAATATACAAGAGGCTGCGCTAGATAACCTTGCTACAGCTAACAGCATATCTGCTGACATAAAAGCATATAATGACCAGATCAAAACAGGAAAGCTTGATTTATCTCTACTAGGCAATCTCGGTTCAAAAACCAGAAACTTTGTTGGAATGAGCACTCCCGAAAGTCAGAACTTCTCAAGTTTCCTGGCGGGATTAGAGAAGCTCAGAAACGACTCCTTGCGCTTAAATAAAGGCGTGCAGACGGAAGGGGACGCTCAGCGCGCCTGGAATGAACTGTTCCAGAATTTGAATGATCCTAAAGTTGTCAGTCAGCGGCTGCAAGAGCTAGATAACATCAACCAACGGGCGGCGGCTATTCAGAAAGCAAAAATCAGAACCGTTAGAGAAAATTATGGGGCTAAGGACCTTGATTACTCGAAATTTGAAGATCTTGGAGCCGCGCCTGTTGGGGGCGGCAAGGGAGGTCGCTTAAACAGCGCTTCCGATGAAGAAATATTAAAAGCTTTGGGGCTCTAACATGCAAGATAGGCAAGAGTTACTTAAAGAAGCTTATAGAAGGGGAATACTTCCCGAAGATAAAAAAGTCGCGTTTGAAGAGGCGATGAAACGTGGAATTATTAAGTTTTCAGAGGAAGAAACTGGCGGAAAAGAAAAACTTTCGCAGGGTCGCGCAGCTCTAGAACAGGGCTTACAAGGCGCCACCTTTGGGTTTGCCGACGAGCTGACTGATAGGCTGGGGGCTGGAATTGCTTCAATCGCTACTGGCGAAAAATATTCTGACCTGCTAAAAGACGCAAGAAGCAATTCACGAGCACGTTTAGAGGGACAAACCGAACAATATCCTCTCACGTCGCTAGCGGCCAATTTAGGCGGCGTTGTCGGTTCTGGCGTGGCTATGACTGTGCCTAAGACGATTGCTGGAGTTGCAGCCAACACCGGAGCACGAGGTTTAGTTAATGCCGTCCCCCAGATTGGATCATCGATTTCTAGTGGCATTCGCTCTGGTGGTCTCGGGGCGCGTGTTGCTAAAGGTGCTCTTGCGGGTGCCGCCGGCGGGGGACTGTACGGTGCAGGCGCCGCCAATGATGGTGAAAGAGGCGAGGGAGCCGCTCAAGGTGCGCTCGTTGCTGGTGCTCTTGGCGCCGCTTTGCCTGCTGCTGGTGCTGCGCTCTCTGTCTTAAAGCGACCTGGTGCATCACCTGTTACATCGGCGACATTTAGAGAGCTGGCGAATAAAACGTACAAAACAGCCGAAGAAAAAGGCGGCATACTAAAACCAGAATTTACCAACGGATTTGTTTCCGAGATAGAACAGCTAAAGCCACAAACAGAGATTGGTAAGCTTGTCGGAGGAGAAACGCCGTTTACTAAGTTAGCAGAAAAACTATCGGCGATAAAAAACAAGCCCCTAACTTTAGAGGCTGCTCAAGAATTGGATGAAATTCTTGGGGATGAAGTAGATGCTTTGGCCGATACGGTGACCGGAAGGCTTACCAAGCAAGGTAAAAAAATATACGAAGTACAAAGCAAACTTAGAAACATGATAGAAACTGCTGACGACAGCATGATCGCTGGCGGCAAAGAAGGTTTTAGCGCCCTCAAAGAAGCAAGAAGCTTGTGGGCAAAAAGCAGAAGACTTGAGGACGTAGAAAGAATTATCGCCAGGGCCGAAATGACAGACAATCCGGCTACAGCGATAAAAACCGGTTTTAGAACGCTTGCAACTAATCCCAACCGTCTTAAGGGCTATACCAGCGAAGAAAAGAAGCTCATTCAAGATGCGGCAAAATCCGGAATAATCTCTGATTCTTTGCGCACCATTTTTGGCAGCAGATTACTGCCCATTATTACCGGCGCTTCTGGCGCTGGCATAGGCGGTATTGCCTCTTCGCAGGCAGCTTCTATGGCAGCAAGAGGGATGGCAGCGCGCACGCAGCTCAACAAAGCCGACAAAGTCGCCTCCAAGATAATTGGCGGCTTAACCCCAGAACAAATAGGCAAGCTCCCCCCTCAAGAGGCAATGAAATTATTGAAGGAAGCAAAGAAATGACAACTCTCCTACCAGTACCCAAAGCAAGGTTTTTTAGCGCATCTGGCGCGCCTCTGGCGGGCGGCAAAGTGTATACTTACTCCGCGGGCACGACCACACCAAAGAACACATACACTGACGCATCTGGCGCCGTAGCTAATGCCAATCCTGTTATTCTGGATTCTGCGGGCGAGGCTGATATCTGGCTGCTTGGTAACTATAAAATCATTCTGAAGAACTCGGCTGATGTGCAGCAGTGGAGCGTTGATAACGTATCTGGTGGCGCCGCCGTTTCTATTGATTGGTTAACCGTTACGGGGACAGATACATTAATCGCCACCCCAGCCGCAGCTGTCACTGCATATACTAACCAGCAAATATTCTTGTTTTACGCGGTGGCAGATAACACCGGGCCTGTAACAATCAATATCAGCGGCTTAGGCGCAAAAAACCTAGTAAAAAATGGTTCTACTGCTCTGGCCGCCGGCGATATAGCTACCGGGATGTTCTGCCAAATCGTCTATGACGGAACCAATTTCCAATATACCTCTGTGCGTGCAGGCACGATGGCGAAGCAAAATGCTGACGCGGTCGCAATAACAGGTGGCACAGCAACATTGAACAACACCGGCCTAAGTATAAAAGATACAGATGCCACGCACGCGCTTGGTATTGTTCCCGGCTCTAACTTAACGGCTAATCGCACCCTGACGGTTACTACTGGTGATGCGAATAGAACTGTAACCTTATCGGGCAACCTAACCGTTTCAGCTGATGCAAACATTAGCGGCACGAACACCGGCGACACTGCAGCAGCCACGCAAGCGGAAATGGAAGCGGCGAGCAGCACTACGGTTATGGTTACGCCGGGTCGACAGAAGTACCATCCGGGAAGCGCGAAAGGTTGGGTGCATTTTGCGCACATAACCGGAACGCCGACCATAAGAGAGGCCTACAATGTGAGCAGCCTAACCGACAACGGTACCGGCGACACTACAGCGAACTTTACAACCTCATTTAGCAACACAACGTTTGCGACGGTAGGCAACTACAACGTCAACCTTACTACTGATCCGAATTCAAATACGGGACAGGTGTTATTTAGTTCACTAGCAACCGGCAGCGTCCGCATTAATACTTATAACGTTGCCAATAGTGCGCTGGATTGCTCAGCAACCTGGGCTGTTTTCTTTGGAGATCAATAACATGTCAATTCTATATAAAATCAGAAAAAACGACGGTTGCGTTTCTATCATGCAAATATTAGGGGAAACAACTCCAGAGGAAGAGATTGCTAAGTGGAACGAAGCCGACCGCACCGCCGTTGTTTCCATAGCCCCAATTGAGGCTGAGGCGCTGCCGCAAGATCGTTATTTTCGCAACGCCTGGAGACACGCGGATCACGGCGTAGAAGTTGATTTTGAAGCAGCCAAGCAAATTAAGATGAATGAGCTGCGCGGGCTTAGAAACGCGGCGCTAAAGGCGCTGGATGTAGATTATGTGAGGGCAGACGAAAAGGGAGATGTTTCTGCAAAGAAAATTATCTCCGACAAAAAACAGCAACTTCGAGATCTGCCCCAACAAGAGTCGTTTATTGGGGTTGATACCCTTGAGCAACTCAAAGATTACACCCCGCCAATTTTACTTTAAGGAGGCAATATGCCACTCAAAAAAGGAAGTTCTGCGAAAACCGTTTCAACCAACATTAGAAAAGAGGTTGCGGCTGGGAAACCACAGAAACAAGCTGTCGCCATAGCGCTAAATGTTGCCGGAAAATCCAATAAACCCAAGAAAAAGAAATAAGGAGCATAAAAAATGGCATACCCAGTTGATATTGCAGGCAAGAGAATTGCCAGAGAATACAATATAGCGGCGACAACCAGCGCCAGCGCAGCGCAGCTATTAAGTTTTCCGGTCACTAACACAGGCATGCCTGGTGACCAGCGAGAAATAATAATCGCAGCTAACGGCGCCACCATCACCTTTAACTTTGGTGATAGCGCGGTGTCGGCAAGCACCACGGCCACCTCAAACGTTTTGCCGGATGGTAACTTTACGCTTCTTTCTGGCGCAATTTATTCTCTGCGTCTTCTGCCTACCCAAAACTACGTTAGCGTAAAAACAGCAACCGGCTCAGGAACCGCTGTTATCCAACTCACCACACCTCTTGTTTAAGGATTAAATTATGGACACCTCAGGATTTAAGGCCATCGTAGAAATGGCAGAAATGATTAAAAACCCAAAAGCGCTACAAGAAGCTGCTGCCATTCTGGCGGATGGCTTTAAGCTTTCGGACGAGGAAATCAAAAAGCGCGAAGAGTACAATTCTATCGTGCAAAAAGCTGCCGCTGTACAAAAAGAAACAGCCGAACTCATTTCAAAGAATGAAGGCCTGCTAGCTAAAATAGAAGCTGTGCAAATAGAGCATGATAACCATGTAAAAGAAGCGCAGATCGCTCTGGAAGCACAAAACTACGCTCTTCGTGGCGAGAAGGAAAGTTTAGATTCAAAAGCCGAATCTTTGAAAGCTAGAGAGACCGAAATCTTGCGGTTAGAGAGTGAACTGTCTGTCCGAGAGAAGGCTGTTGTTGCTAAAGAAAACGAACTCCGCGCGCGTGAAGAAGTCGTTGAAGAGCGCGAAGCCCGCATGAAGAAAGTTGTGGAGGCTATGGGGTAATGACCCTCTTTGCGGTAGCCAATAGCGAATCAATTAACAACTTGGTTGGCCCGGTCACGTTAGCGGCTGGGCACGCTATAGCTATAACCACCGACTCGGGCACCAACACTATCACAACAGCCTTTAACGGCGGCTTGGATGATCTAAGCGACGTTGAGTTGTCGGGAGTAGTAACCGGCGACGTGCTGCTTAAAGGGCCGGGGAGCAACTGGATCAATTTTCCGCTTGGGACGATTACGAGTACTTTTGTTCCGTATACAGGCGCCAGCTCTAACGTCAACTTGGGCACCAATAGCTTAACAGCAGCGACGGTGTTAACAGATACAGTTATCGCCGAGAATTTATTTTTCAACTCAGTCCCCTATGACTCGCTAATTTGCACTAGCATATCATCCGGCCAGCTAACTAACGTACAGATTGGCAGCAACCTATCGTTTTTTGAGGGCGAGCTGTCGGTTACGAATGCTGCACTGACGCGCACGAATGACACTAACGTCACGTTATCCTTAACAGGTTTTGCAAGCTCCGCGCTTTTAGCTGCTACCAACATTGCGGTTGGCTGGACGGGGACGCTAGCGGCTGCGCGGCTTAATAGCAACGTAGTGCAATCTGTAACTAACGATACTAACGTCACTGGCTCAATATCGAGCCAGAACTTAACTCTCGGCTGGACCGGCCAACTCGGTTTGTCGAGAGGCGGCACAAACGCAAGCCTAACTGCTGTTAACGGCGGCGTTGTGTACTCAACCGCGTCTGCTCTTGCAGTTTCCGCGGCTGGCACATCCGGCCAGCTCCTGCAATCCAACGGCGCTGGCGCTCCTAGCTGGGTGAGCGCCTCAAGCTTTGGTGTTACATCGATCACTGGCACAGCCAATCAAATTTCCGCAAGCGCATCTATTGGGGCGGTTACTCTCTCGCTTCCATCGGCAGTTATCTTGCCGGGTACTTTACAACTGGGCGGAGCGGTGGCAGGTGAACTATACGCTGTAAACAATGTGGGAACGCTTAGCTCGCGCGCGCTAACTGGCACAAATGTTGGCGGCCGTGATTATACATCTACCGCATCAACCGGGGCGGGCCCATCACCGCAAGTAACTGGCTGGTCCTTTACGGTTGGCTCATCTGATATCTATGTTACGCAATTATGCGTGGCTGACACCGCTTGGTCTGCTGGCACGCTGGACGTTGGCCTCTACGCTATAGGCGGGGCTCAGCTTGCCACGGCCAACGTATCACGCAGCGACACACTAACCGGAAAATATCGCTGCAAAACAATCTCAACCGTAAAACTAACCGCAGGCAGCACCTATGCGATTTTAATTGCGCAAGGCCTTGGAGCCACGGGCGACACTATCATATTTACGGTTAATGGCGGCACAATCGGCAGCGGCATAACTTTTGTGAGTGGGCGCTACGTCTTCCCACAAAGTGGGCTGCCATCCACCGACACTACCTCTAACGATGCTAGCAACACCTATGCTACTGTGTCACTTAATTTCCAGCTGGCGCAGGATGTGCTCAAAACGGAAAATTTGCGCGTAGTGATAGACAATACGCCGACAATAAACACGATGGTTAGCGGCACGACGCTCATTCAATCTTCTGTAAAATTTATCTCCTCTTATTCGGGCGCCGCCTCTGCAAACAGCCACTATTTCTTGGGTTCTGGCAACGATGGCGGTTTGCTCCAGGTTTTCGGCGCAGGCGGAACTATCGCATCGCCAACGGCACTCACTACCGATGGCCGGATGGGTGGAGTGTTCGGCCGGGGGTATGCGGCAACGGGATATAGCAACGCCGTGACTGCTATATCTTTCCACGCAGAAGCTACATTTACAGACACCTCGACGCCTTCCTATATCGCATTTGCGACGACTGCGAGCGGGGCGACGACACGCACAGAACGGGCAAGAATAGCGTCTAACGGAACGCTAAAAGTAGGAACGGCGATCATCGGGCCTTGGCCTGCTAGCAGCACTCTAGCATTATTCGGTCACAGCTCACTAGATCATACGAGCGCGGCTAATTATTCGATGGTCGTTACAGCGGCCGGGGAGTTAAACCTTAACCGCCCAAGCGGACAACCTATATACTTTAGGGAAGCTAACGGTGCCACCGCGCAAATGACGATTCTATCGGGCGGTAGGGTTGGCATAAATACAAATTCGCCGACAAAACCGTTTCATGTTTACGCCAACGTTGCTGATCATTGCTCGATAATCGAAAACGTCAACGCAAGTGGATATGGTTTAATTGTCGCGGCAGCGATTGACCCTTTGCGAGTGGGGGCAAATGGTGAATATGGAGGGGAGCGGTTTATTGTAAAAGCTGATGGGAAGGTTGGTATAAATGATTCAGCACCATCTTATCAGTGCGTCATTCGCAATCAAACAACTTCGCAACAGCTATCAATTGTTTACAGCGGTACGGCGGCGGCGAATAATAAAGAGCTTCAACTAGGTTATAATGGAGCTACTGGTTCAGGTTACGGCTGGATACAATCGATTCATAATGGCACGGCCTACACCCCGCTATGTCTGCAACTATTCAGTGGTGATGTCTGCGTCGGTACTTCAACTAGCTCAGGTAAACTTACTGTTAACCTAGGCGGATCTGGCACCAGCCTTTCCCTATTAACGGGCAATTCAAGTAATTATAATGCGTTTACTATGGGAAGAGCATCAGCAGATGCCACTATTGGTATTGCCTCTGGGGTTGGTCATTTCTCTAGTTCTGCTGTGGCAGGTGATTGCGTTATTCGTGCCGAGTCGTCATCTAACGCATTAATACTGCAAGCTGGGACTGGTAGTGCAGTCGTTTATGTCACTAGTAGTAACGTTGCTATTGGCAACACAGGAGCAACGCCACGAGCCAAGCTAGAAGTCGTCGGCGATATTTGGACAGATTGGAGCGATAGATTTATAGGCACAGTTTATCAAACTGGATCTGCTTACAAAATGGGTTTTGCAACCACAACAGCAGTTAGAGCCTTGGACCTAATAGCAATGAGTGCGGATAGCTCCTCAATAAGATTCTGGACTGGCTCGACACCTTCAGTCAATATGTATCTTGATTATGTAAGCAACGTTGTGTTGGGCAATCAAAGTGCACTGGCTACTAATGCGACAAACGGCTTCGTATATATCCGCACCTGCGCGGGGACCCCAACCGGCGTCCCTACCGCGTTCACTGGTCATG